AAGGAAAGAAGATAGTGGGTAATCACCCACTACTCTTAATAATTTACGGATTCCAATCACATGCCATACCATCACCGTCTCTATCTAAATCATGAGGATCATCATATGGCCCACCGTTAGCTTCAAAAAATAATTGAGCATCTTTTTGTGTATCAAAATCAGAACAGTCGTGATCAACGTAGGTCGATGAATATGGATTACTATACTCTGTCTCATATTCATAATTCGATTCAACTTCATCATCTTTACTGTCAAATATACTTATATACCCACAAAGAAAAGCTATCACTAAAATAATAGGGATTAATAAACCACTATCAAAAAAATTACTTTTCATAGAATCAATTCCAATCTTCAATAAGCTTCAAAAGATTATAGCACAGTTGTAGTGGTAGTTTAAGAGTATAAAAAAGTCGCAGCGTATTTACACGCTACAGCTCAGAATTGGTTATGCCCTTTGAGCATTATCAAATGTATTATATCACAGCTTGGAAGTGCAGTTCTTAATCGAATGAAAATGTTCAGCGAGGAGTGAGGACTTGAAACAAGTAAACGTAATATCAATCAGTGGTGGCAAAGACAGTACAGCAATGTGGCTCCTGGCACTTGAACGAGATACACCAAATCTTAAAGTTGTGTTTTCAGATGTAGGACATGAACATCCTGAAACCTATAAATATATTGATTATCTTGAAAAAGAGTTAGGGCCTATCACGAGAATTAAGCCTGATTTCTCACAACAGATCATGCGTAAACGTGAAGTTGTCGATACAAAGTGGCGAAAAGAAGGGGTATCAGAAAAGATTATCCAACAAGCTTTAGAGGTGCTGCACCCAACAGGTAATCCATTTTTAGATTTATGTATGTGGAAAGGCCGTTTCCCTTCAACGATGGCACGATTTTGCACAGTTGAACTAAAAGTTAGACCGATGTTTGACCAAATATATGTACCAATCTTTGAGGCTGGCGACAAAGTAATAAGTTGGCAAGGAATAAGAGCTAACGAGAGTTTGAGCCGATCTAAAATGGTTGAAACAGAGGAAACGCCAGAAGGTTATACAATCTATCGGCCAATACTCAATTGGGATGTCTACGACGTTTTTAAGCAGCATGATAAACACGGCATTAAGCCAAATCCACTATATAAAAAAGGTATGGGACGAGTTGGTTGTATGCCATGTATCAATAGTAAAAAAGAAGAATTGTACGAGATTGCTAGACGTTTCCCAGAGGAAATTGAGAGGGTAGCACGCTGGGAAGAAATTGTTTCAAAAGCTTCTAAACGTGGATCAGCAACCTTCTTTACTAGTGATGACAGAGGGCATGGTATCCATGATGTTGTGGAATGGTCAAAAACAACTTATGGCGGCATACAATACGATCTTTTGAAGTTGATGGAGGAAGTTCCGGTGTGTTCAAGCCAGTATGGGTTGTGTGAGTAATCGAAAGATAATGCGAAAGAGGATGAATCTAATATGGTACGATACCTTGTTTATCAAAGTTATATGACACCCTCTAAACTAAGAGGCGAATTACCAGATATTATATCCGAATATATCGCTAATGATTCTGACATTAGATGGCATTATACATTCACAAAGAATATAGAAAACGCCTATATCTTTGATGATTTCGAGATTGATTTAGCAAAAGAAATAGCCGAGCTTTGGAACATGAAATTAAAGCAATTAGAGGTGTAATTGAAACATATTGTGCAGTAAAGGAGAGAGTGTTTTGGAAGAAAATAAGTGTGAAAAATGCAAAGAGTTGAATAAAAAATTGGGCATAGAAAATTATCATGATTATGAAGCTGTCTGCGATGAATGCTGGGACAAACGTTTAAACGAATATGAAAAAAGAAAGGAATCGCTTATGAAGGACTATCAAATTTCAAAAGAATCCTATCAGTATTTCAAAGACATTGAGAAGAAAAATTGGAAGCCATTAAGCAAAGCCTTGCTTCTTCAAGTGTCTGAATTAAATGGTAAATATGTTGTCTTTCATGTAATTTCGGTACGTGAAGAGGATGGAGTTTACATCATGACAGCAGAAGAAAAAGCGACATTTAATACTCACGCAGAAGCGAAAATGAGCATTAGGGCTTTGAAAGTACAGATTCAAAATGAATTGGGCATCAAAACAACTTAATGCACAATTTGAGGAAAGGAAGCGGTAATCAATGAATGGGCAGGATTTAGACAAGTTACTAGATAAACATATAGAAAAGCATGAAGAAGAATTTAACCAAGCTGCTGCTCATCTCTGTATGAGTGTAGAGCAACTAAAAGAGAATTTAATAGCCATGGCTAGAGCGTTCGGTGTCATTGTAGATAATGCTATGAAATTTTGGAACGAGTTTAAAGAATGGACGATAGATCATCATCTAGCTTTAGAAAGAATAGAAAAGGAGAGCAAGAGGCGACAATCATATAAATTGAACTTTGATAGACCGAAAATTAAAAGCCAAGTGATTGATAAGAAACCACAACACCTCATTAAAAAGATCATTTATTGAGGAACATGGGCAATGTAAAAGTTGGTACTGGTGAAGCGGAGGTATAAAAATGAAAAGTTTAGAAGTGGAGCATCAATTAGAACAAATAACGATTGATCGTGTGGCGAAGATTGCTGCGCAACAAGCAATTAAATCATATGAAGAAGTGAAGGCGAATGTTAATGCGAGGGAGCGTAATAAGCGATTGTACAACGCTAAGATACTCTTAAAACATTATGACGAACTAAAAACGTATGTAGAAAAAATAGATTATAAAACTAAGATATCTATTCCTAAATTAATGATTTCAGAAAAAGAAAACATTATTAATTTAATTGAATTTGGAGGAGATATAGTACAATCGATCAAACAAACTTCACAAACGACAATAGCAATGATCCAGTACCTTGATAGAGCACTAGAGACGCTAGAGTATATCTATAAGCAAGAAAGTAATATGCGAGATTTTGAAATAGTAAAGCTGTGCTATATGGAAAAAATAAAAACAGAACTCGTTGCAGAGCGCTATGGCATCAATAAACGTAGTGTATACAAGATAATTAATAATGTTGCAGAGAGGTTAGCTATTTTATTGTTTGGGATTTACGGTATAAAGCTAGAATAGTACAAATAGCAAGGGGCATTTTTAGGGCAACACAAGGGCATGTATTATATGTTAGTATGGAAATGTAGAGTAATTGGATTTACTTTACATCATAAGTCTTCCAATTGATACAACTTAATAGACGTTTGCTAGGCGTCAGCACTATGTAAGCTACACTTAATGCGGTGTAGCTTTTTATTATAATTTTCATTTTTGTAATGATAATACATTCCATTTATCCTATGATATAGGTAGATGGGAGGTGATTGGTAATGGCAGCAACAACAGATCAAGTAGTAGGAGTAGCTCTAGGTATGGCAATTGATAATGACGCAAAAATAATGGCATTATTAGTTGAATTAAATAACATGGGAATTAAAGTTGATATGGATGCAGTAAAACAAAGAGCCGATGAGATTTCTCGTAATATGCGCGAAAAGATAGAAAACGAGTTAAATAAATAATGTTAAACAGAGTCACATCTAACAAGGTGTGGCTTTTTATTATGCAATTAACTATGAATTGTGGAGGGATGAATAATGACAGTTCTTATGTGTTATGAAGATAATAATCACTTATTTAAAGTGAAAAGTAATTGTAGGGATGGAATTAGTTGTCCTATTTGTAAAGGTCCTGTAGGGGCTATTCAAGTAGATAAAAGTGACCTTGGAAAAATTCCGTTTTACGAGGAATTAAAACGTTATCAACATAAAGCAGAGTGCTTATCATGTGGTCATAGTGAAACGATATTCCAAACTAAAAAGGAATACAGAGAAGTACATGTATGTCCGAAGTGCAATGGTGCGTTGGTAGACGTGTGGAAGTTACACACGTATAAGAACAACGTGAATAACCAAAATGAAAAGCCAAGTAAATCATTATCCATTTCAGTTGATATGGACACAGACAAAATGCAATTAAAGTTACGAGCAATTGCAAAGCATGTAGGAGCATTGGCTGATGAATTAGATAGTATCGACAATGGTATTGAGTGTCCTGTAACACGAGGTAGTTAGATGCTAAAGAGTTGTATTTATTGTGGTGGCATTCATAAGCGTGGACAACGGTGTGCATCTAAGCCAGTAGCTACAAAGCAGAACACATACATTGATAGATTCAGATGGTCAAGGGCATGGAAGAATAAGCGAGCTCACATAGCTGATCGTGACAAACACTTATGCCAGGTGTGCTTGCGCAAATTATACAATACTCAAATGCAATATAACTTTACAGACTTAGAGGTGCATCACATAGAGCGTATAGCAGATGCCTGGGACAAGAGACTAGAGGATAACAATCTTATAACGTTATGTCGTTATCATCATGAGCTGGCAGAGAAGGGAACAATACCTGCAAAAGAATTAAAAAATATTATTTTTGAGAGTACCCCCCTGGCATTTGGTGAAAAAATCTGAAACTCCTGTACACCGACTGCCCACATTTGCTCTAAAAAAATTCCCTAAATGAAAATTTTTCTAGGAGGTGAGGAAATTGGCTAGACCGTCGAAAAGTGTGAAAACAATGAGTAAGAATCTAACGAAAGAAGAAATAGCTGTTCGGACTCAAACAGAAGAAAAATTAAAAGGGGCTGCCGATGAAATCTTGCCTCCAACACACCTAAATGCTAGGCAAAAGAAAATTTTCAATTACATTGTGAAAGAGTTACAAGCAAGCGGCATTCTTGGAAATCTTGATGTTTATATTTTAAGTACATGTGCGGTAGCGATTGATCGAGTCCAGCAAATTGAACGAATCATTAACAAAGATATTGAACGATTACTGGATAGAAGTTTAATGAGTGCAAAAGACAAATACTCAAAAGAATTTTTCCGTTGCTGTAATGAGTTGAGCCTGTCACCACAAAGCCGAGCAAAGCTAGGGAATATTAATTTCCAAGTCCGTATAGAAGAAGAGGATAAACTTTTAAAAGTATTAAGTGGTGGTAAAAAATGATATTTGAAAAAGCGGTAAAGTATGCTGAAAGAGTTGTAAAAGGCAAAGAAATTACAACAAAAGAGGTCATTATTCAGTGTAATTGGTTTTTAAAGGACTTAGAAAAGCAGTATGAAGATGATTTTGACTACTACTTTGATATAGAAGAAGTAGAAAAGATCAATGGATTATTAGAATTACTTTACTTTGCTACAGGTTTAGGCGTTGCAGGGAAAACGATTTTAGAGGGCTTGGAAGGATTCCAGGCTTTTTTTCTTGTCAATATATTCGGTTGGCGCTTTAAAAACGATAAAGAAAAGTTTAGATACCGAGATATTACGTTGTTTATTCCTCGTAAGAATGCGAAGACGTTCATTTGTGCGTTAATCATCATCATCTTAATGCTAACGGAAGACGATTACTCAGAGTTTTATTCTATTTGTTTGGACCGTGAGCTAGCAGGTGAAGTAAAAAAAGCCATGACGCAAATTATCATGGCCAGCCCTGACATAGCTAAATACTTTGTGATTCCAAAAACGTTAAGTGGAAAAATTGTATGTACTTTAACAAATAGTTTTTACCAGGCACGTACTGCAGAGGCGAATAGAAATAACTCGATCCGTCCATCTGCTTTTATCGCTGATGAAGTTGGCGCATTTAAGGATTACAAGAATATAAATGCCATGAAATCGGGACAATTAAACGTTAAAAATCCATTACGTTTTAAATTAACAACTGCCTATGCAGAAGATAAGTCAATCATGCTGGAAGAATTAGCGTATGCAAAGAAAGTATTTAATGGATTTATAGAAGATGATCGCATGTTTGCGCTGCTTTATTACGCTGAGGACGAGCATTTATGGGACGATACAGGGCTTTTACAAGCGAATCCACTCAGGGTTGAGGAAAACTATAACGAGATTCGAGACAGCCGTAAATCAGCCATAGAAAAACCATCAGAGCGTGAAGAATATCTTTGTAAACATATGAATCACTTTTTACCTTCTAATAGTGGCGAAGCGTATGTAAATGTGGAAGATTTGCGGAAATGTAAAATGGATGATTTCGATTGGTCAGGTCGTCAAGTTTGGCTAGGTTTAGACTTGGCCATGACGAATGATAACTGTTCATTATCGATGGTGACAGAGGAAGACATGCAAATATATGCGGATTCATACGCATTTGTACCAACAGAGCGTATCCCTGATAAAAACCGAGTAGAGAAGATCAATTATTATGATCACATTAAGTCAGGTAAATGTTTTTCTTGTGGTGATATGACTGTCGATTATGGCTTTATTGAACAAAAGGTTCTGGAAATAGAAGAACAATTCAACGTCGTTGTTATGGGCGTAGCGTATGACCGTTATAACTGCCTTTCTACAGCTCAAAAACTAGAAAAGGAAGGTTTGGTTACTGTAGAAGTAAAACAGCATTCAAGCGTATTACACCCAGCTACCAAGCTATTACGAGAAAAGATTATGAACAAAGAGTTTCATTACACTGAAAATGAATTGCTAGAAGAAAATTTCCAAAATGCAAAAGTCACAGAGGACACAAATAAAAATATCTATGTGAATAAGAAAAAATCCACTGGCAAAGTTGATATGGTTGTAAGTCTAATCAATGCAATCTATTTACTGCAGCATGATGTCATCTTTAATCCTGATGCTGATTGGGGCGCACAAGTCATTTAAGGAGGTGAGATTGTGGGATTAATTAGAGAATGGCGTGAATGGCGTGATTATAAACGTATTCAGGAATATCGTGAGAGTGGTATGGATGAATTGTTGCTGCAAGCAGGGTTAGCAAATGCAGTTTTAACTAAAGAAGAAGCGCTTAGTATTCCTAGTGTTGGAACCTGTGTAGATTTAATTTCGGGCCTTATTGCAACTCTACCTATCAAATTGTACAAAGAAAACATCGGTAAAGTTGAAGAAATAGAAGAAGATAGACGCATCATTTTGCTTAATGATGAGACACACGACACGTTAGACGGCTTCCAATTTAAAAAAGCTTTAGTAACTGATTACTTACTAGAAGGTGCAGGGTACGCATATATCAACCGAAAAAGAAATAATGTTGAAAGTCTTCACTATGTTGAGAATCGGAATGTGTCGGTGCTTGTTGGTGTTGATCCAATATTTAAAAGCTACGATATTTCTGTAAATGGTGTGAACTATCGGGAATTTGAGTTTGTAAAAATTGCTCGAAACTCTAAAGATGGTGTAACAGGCAACGGAATCATAAAAGATCACAATAAAATCTTATCTGTTGCATACAATACGCTTGTTTTTGAGGACTCACTTGTTAAAACTGGCGGTAATAAAAAAGGTTTCCTAAAGTCATTGGGCCGATTGTCAAAGGATGCAATCAAGGAATTGAAAGAAGCCTGGAACAATTTATACAAGAACAATACAGAGAATATTGTTGTATTAAATAATGGCTTAGATTTCAAAGAGGCGTCGAGTACATCGGTTGAAATGCAGCTGAACGAAAACAAAAAGACCAATTCAAGCGAAATAAATAAACTCTTTAAAGTACCTGATAGCATTTTAGATGGCTCAGCCAATGAAGAAGTGCATACAAACTTTATTAAAAATTGTATACTGCCGATTATTCGAGCAATTGAAACGGCATTGAACAAGGACTTGCTTCTTCCGTCGGAAAAAGAGCAGTCTTTTTATTTTGCCTTCGATATGAAAGAGCTAGTCAAAGGTGACATCGAAAAACGCTATAAAGCTTATGAAATTGCGTTGAAAAACGGTTGGCTGCAGATAGATGAAGTTCGCTATTTAGAAGATCGTTCTCCACTTGGTTTAGATTTCATTAAGCTGGGCTTGCAAGATGTCTTGTATGATCCAAAAACAAAGACCATTTACACACCAAATACAAATAAAACGACTGCTATTTCAGGAAATGGCCAGGAATCCGAGAAGGGAGGTGAAGAAGTTGAGGATTGAAATTAGAGAAAATCAAGTGCTGCTAGATGGTTACGTGAATGCTGTTGAGCGTGAAAGTCGTGTTTTACCTTCACCAAGGGGACGTTTTAAAGAAAAAATACGTGCTAAAACGTTTGAAAGGGCTTTGGATAAGGCTGAAAACGTTGATTTATTATTTAATCACGACAAAAACCGTAAGCTTGGATCATTAGAAGAGGGCAATTTGCAGCTGTATGAAGATAACATCGGGTTACGTGCTATTGCTCATGTGTCTGATGAAGAAATCATTCAAAAGGCGAAAGACGGCAAGCTAAAAGGCTGGTCATTTGGTTTTGTCGATAACAAACCATCGTGGGAAGACGGAGAAGATGGTATCCAAAAACGCACATTAGAGGACATCGAGTTATTAGAGGTGTCTATTTTAGATAAAACGCCAGCTTATGTTGCTACTTCAATTGAAGCTCGCGGAGAAGATCAGACGATTTCAGAAACTCGCGGAGCAGATTTTAAAGCCGAGATCGAGAATCGTACTGTAGATACAAATTCTAAGAAAGATATTGATTACTCATTGTATGAAAAACAAATTGAGCTTTTAAAGTTGAAAGGTGGAAAATAAACATGGAAAAATTATTAAAAATGAAAAATGTACTTGTTACACCAGTAATTGAATATCGTTCAATGCCTACTATAGTAGAACAACGAAACAGCTTACTAGATGAAATGGACGAGTTATTAAAGAAAGCAAAAGAGGAAACTCGTGCTTTTTCAGATGAAGAATCAACTCGTTTTGAAGAAATAAAAAAAGAGATTGCTAAAATCGATAAAACGATTAAAGCTGAAGAAGAAGCACGTTCTTTGGACAAAAAATTACCTGCTAAAAAAGCTGAACAACGTACGCAAGAAGAAGCTGAAACACGCGCTTTCGAAAATTACATTCGTGGTGTAGTAGAGGAACGAGCGGATGTTAATTTAACTGTAGGGGCAAACGGTGCCGTAATTCCTTCCAGCATTGCAAACAAGATCATTCAAAAGGTATATGATATTTCACCAATTTATCAGTTAGCAACTCGTTATAACATTGCTGGATCATTAAGTATTCCTTACTATGATGAATCTGCAGGAACAATCGAAATGACTTATGCTGATGAATTTGTTGAATTGGAATCTACAAGTGGACGATTCACTTCAATTGAGTTAAAAGGCTTCTTAGCAGGTGCATTAAGTAAAGTGTCTAAGTCACTTGTTAATAATTCACAATTCGATCTTGTATCGTTTGTTGTAGCGAAAATGGCTGAATCAATCGCAAAATGGATTGAAAACCAATTATTAAACGGTACGCTAAATAAAATTACTGGCCTTTCAACTGTAAAGCAATCTGTAATTGCTGCAGCTGCTACAGTATTAACAGCTGATGAATTGATCGATGTACAAGAAGAAGTACCTGATGCTTTCCAGGGCAATGCCATTTGGATCATGAATAAAACTACTCGTAAAGCTATTCGAAAATTGAAAGATGGACAAGGCAACTACCTATTAAACAAAGATGCCACAGCTCGTTGGGGCTATACTTTACTAGGGAAAGATGTTTATACATCGGATAATATGTCAGGTATGGAAGCTGGAAAAACAGCAATTTACTACGGTGACATGTCAGGCCTTGCAGTCAAACTTTCTGAGAATGTTTCGATTGAAATTCTACGCGAAAAATATGCTACTCAACATGCAATTGGTGTTGTTGGTTGGATTGAAATTGATTCAAAGGTTGAAAATGAACAGAAAATCTCTAAATTAGTGATGAAATCAGCGTAGGGGCTATACTCTACGCTTCTTTTATTGGAGGTGACAGAATGAAAGTAAAAGCACTTGTAAGCTTTTCAGGTAGAGTCACGATGTCAAAAGGTGAAGTAAAAGTGCTACCAAAGAATGTGGCAGATGACTTGTTACAAGCTGGTCACGTAGAGGAAGTTGTTACGAAAAAGCAGGTGAAAACAGATGCAGGTTAGTGCAATTACACCAGGAGAACTGGCTAAATATGCGCGAGAAGATGAAACTGATTCAGATGTCCTTTCAACTTTTACGCTTATTTTATCAGCTGTAAAGGCTTATATAAAAGGCTATACAGGACTGTCAGATGAACAATTGGACACCAAAGAGGATATTTCAATAGCTGTTTTTGTACTTTCAAATGAAATGTATGAAAATCGCATCTTCACAGTGAAGGATAATAACGTAAATAAGGTTGTTCAATCTATTTTGGACATGCATTCTATTAATTTACTGTGAGGTGAGCATTATGAATCCTGGCGATTTAAGACATCGTATTACTATCCAAGAAGAGGAAGTGGTTGGAACTGATGATGATGGTTTTGACATTACAGGCCTAGTAGATGTTTGCAAGGTATGGACTGCAATCAAAACCATAAAAGGTTATGAATATGTTTCAGCAGCAGCCACTCAGCATGAAAATACTTATCGTTTTATTATTCGTTATCGAAAAGGAATAGATCCACGTATGATTGTGAATTACCAAGGGCGTATCTTTGAAATTGAAAGTATATTAAATGATGACGAATTAAAAAAGTATATTACAATTATTGGGAAGGAACGTATTTGACGTGGGAATGGAATTGCACGGCATGAGTGAACTACTAAATCAGGTAAGAAGTCTTGGTATGAGGGTCGAAAGAAATGTAGAGAAAAAGGCACTTGAAGCAGGTGGCGAAATACTAGTAAGGGCTGCAAAAGCTGAAGCAAACCGTGTGCGTGATGATGGTACATTGCATGATAACATTAAGGAAACTGAAGTGAAAAACGGTAAGTTGACTGTACACACAGGACAAGCTTATCACGCTCATTTAGTTGAGTTTGGCCGTTCAGCTGGACAAGGTACTTATAAGGATAAGAATGGCGTAAGACGTCCAGTAAAATGGGGTGACACGAGTCCAAATCCTGTTATGGCACGAGCATTTGAGAAATCGAAACCAGAGATTATCTTAGAAATGAGTAAAGTAATAAAAAGGGAGATGGGTCTATGAGTCAATTTAATAAAATTAAGAATGCATTAAGCCCTCTCAACATCCCTACAAGACGATTAACTTTGTCAAAAAAAGATACAGAACAAAATTATGATCAGTACATCATTGTTACTGAATACAATCAACAAGCAGCGTTATACGCTGATGATGTAGAGGTAGCTACTGCTCATAGTATTCAAATTAGCTTATTCACTCGATTAAACTATATTGAAACAGCCAAGCAAATAAAAAGTTTATTGGAACCATTAGGTTTTTCTAGAACAAATGAATACGAATTTTTTGAAGATGAAACGGATTACTATCACAAAGTAATTCGTTTTTCTTATGAAGAGGAACAGGAGAGTGAAATATAAATGAAAATGTTAGTACCTTTAAACATTCAATTTTTCGCAGGAACACAAATCGGTTTAAAGAGATTTCATGCTGCAATTTTAACCAAAGAAGAAGAGAATGGCACAACAACATACGGCACTATCAAGCGTATCTCACAGGCGATAACAGCAAACATTACGCCTAACTTCTCTATCACAACTTTGTACGCAGATGATCAAGCGGTTGAGGTTGATGAAGCATTAGGTGACATTGATATTGAAATCGGTGTGAAAGACTTAAGTACTGAAGATTATGCTTTTTTACTTGGTAAAACTATTAATGAAGATGGAGTTATCGAAGATTCGGTGAATGATGTGGCTCCGTACATTGCAATAGGTTTTGAGATTCCCTTATCGGGTGGTGGTCGTCGACTTTACTGGTATTACAAAGGTAAATTTCAACCGCCAGCTGCATCACATCAAACGAAACAAGGTTCAGTAGCTTACCAAACGCCAACAATTACAGGTAAATTTATGGCCCGTGAAGATGGGAAATGGCGAGCGCGTCTTGATTCCACACACTCAACAGCGAAGCCAGAAGTTTTACAAAATTGGTTCAATGCAGTGTATGTACCGTCAAAATTATTGCCAGCGCCAACTAATGTCGCAGGTACACCTGATGCAACTAGCGTGTCATTAACTTGGGATACAGTGACAGGGGCTACTGGATATGTTGTATACCGTGACGGCGTTTCTATTGGCACGCCAACAACTAATTCATATAACGATACTGGTCTAACTGCAGAAACAGAGTATGAATATCAGGTAGCAGCAAAGAAAGATACAGATGAAGGAACAAAATCTACAGCTATCACAGTGACAACAACAGCATAAGGAATGAAGGTCTTCCACAATTATTTGTGGAGACCTTATTTATTTTAAGGAGGAAGAATAATGAAAATAAATTTAATGATTGATGAGAAAGAAAAAACATTTAAAGCAGATTTTGTACCAGGTTTAGTTTTTCGAAAGTTTTTAGAGTTAAAAACAAAATACGATTTAGCGGATATGGAAAAAGAAGCGGTTGAGGAAACAGTATGGT